GCAATACGTTCCTCTGACATTTCCATGGTCAGATACAATACATTCTTGTTCATCATCAATGCTGCAGCAGCACAGTGACACATAAACAAAGACTTACCAACACCAGTACCTGCAAGGATGATGTTCAGTGTCTTGTTTGGTAATCCACCTTTGGTAATCTTATTGAAGTATTCAAGGTCAAATGGCAACTTCTCTTCTTCTTCTTGATAGAAAGCATAACGTGACTCAGCATCTTCGAAGAAATCGTGACCAATAGAACTATCGAAAGATACAGCAAGTGCATCTTTCAACAGGTCAGGTATTTCACCAGTAGAACGTTGAGAAGTTTTATCAAGTACCTCAATACTATCCATAACAGCAATATAGATTGCACGGTCTTTACACCATTGTTCAGATTGGTCTGTAATCCAATCTAAGGGTGTTTCTTCCTTATCGTTACGGATTGCACTAATGATTTCTTTTGCACCCTGTAGAGTGTTCTCATTGAGTTTGGTATCGTTTTCCAAGTCAATGAGAAGTGCTTCAGCAGTGGGAACACGTTTGTATTCCTCAAAGTATTCACTAATAGCACCGAAGACAGCACGTTCGTCTGCCTCGGTGAAGTACTCAGATTTTATGTACGGAATTGTTTTCCGAATGAAGGCATCACTCTGAATCAGATTCTTGAGTATCGTCTGTTCCAGTCGTGCTTCCATATTTGAATTGTTCATTGACCACCTTCTCAAGTTGTTGCATTACATCATCAGTAAAATATTTTTCTGGATTATTATTGATAGTCTTACCGAACTCTGTTTTACCATCAGGCAATTCAATTCGTGTACCTTTCTTCTTGAATATATCATTTGCAAGTGCAAGGTCGAGTAAACCATAGTGACGGTCGAGACCACTATCATATGATAATCTCACTTCAACTTGTTTGTTTTCAACAGTCAAACGAGACTTCATATTCTTACATTTAATGATATTACCAATAACTTCTGTACCATCTTTCTCTTTCTTCTTGGAAAGATATACAATACCAGATGCAGCATACTTCAGACCAGTACCACCACCCATCTCTTTGGTTGGGATATAAGAACCAACAACCTCATAGACGTGGTTAGTAACTACCATAGGTACTTTTGCACGACCAAGTTTCAATGTTAGAACACGGAATGCACCTTTCACTAATTGTGCACGAGTCATATCACGTGTATCTTTACCTTCTGCAGTATCGTTAATCTCTTTATCAGTAGATAACATACCAAGGGAATCAAGAACAAACATCATTGGTGGACGTTCTTTCTCTGGGGTTTCCAGATACTTGTCCAAAATCTTAACTGCTTGAGTACGGAACTCTTGAACAGTGACAACAGGTACAATAACGAAACGTGATGAATCGATACCACGTTCTTCAATCATCTGTCGTGTAATTGCAGATTCAGATTCAAAGTAGATAACTGCTGCTTCAGGATTGTCTGCAAGGAATTGTTTACACACACCAAGTGTGAAGAACGTTTTACCTGTTGATGACTCACCTGCAATTGCAGTAATCTTGTTTGATGGAAGACCACCATACAAAGAACCTGATAACAACGCATTGAAGATGTACGAACCAGAATCAGTAAACGCATCAACGTCACCTGCCTGTACACCTTCGGAAACTAAGTCTGCATACTCGTTTCCTGTTGCTTTAACTAAATCTTTTAAAAAAGACATTATTCACCTCACTTTTGTAGATTACATTATAAATTGAATTGGTGGGATTGTCAAGAGTTATTTTCAACTAAAATATTTCTCTAAAACTTCCAACTGGTCTTCGTACTCTGCAATTGCATTAAGTTCGGTCTCAATTGATTCCATAATGTCTGAATGTTCACCAATACCTACAGGGTTTTGTAAGTAAACTTCTACATTCATCTTATGTTTGTTTATATGACCCACTGCATGGGATTTGAGTGTTTCTATAATTTGTTCACGCATTGTATTCTCCTAACCAAAGAATGCATCAAGTGATGCAACTGGTTCTGTTGTCCAACCAATCTTACTAATAACAGCAGTCAGTGGTTCGATAAATGTTTTACTGAATTGTAAGTCATAATCCACAAACCTTGCAATGTCTAATTCTTTAGGCAACTGAAGTGGGAATGAGATTACGTTCTCGTTCAATGGATTTGGCATTGTCAAATAACAGAACTTAATCTTGTTACCCTCTGTGATTTGTTCATACCGTTTGTCTAACTTGTTTTCAACCAAGTAGTGATTATATAGTAAAGAACCACGTACATGGATTGGTGTACCTTTACGATAAATCGAAGATGGGTCACGATAGTTGTGTAACCCATTACACCCACGTGGGAATGCAACTTCAGGGACAGGTAATGTCTTGAATTCTTTACGAGACTCCTCGACGAATTCCCACAACACCTTCTCTTCGTGTGACATGATTACACGGAATGCTTCTTCGAGTTTACCACGTACCCACATTGGTGTAGATGATTTTGCAGTCTCAATACCCATCATCTTGAGTTTCGGTGTTTTGTATCGAACACCTTCATTGTCATGTACGTTTAGGATATATCGTTTCTTTGCAGTCCAGATACCATAGTCAGCAATAACCTCTCTGTCCATGAACATCTTCTGTTGGAATGCATTGGTATAATCAGCAAGGTCATCATAACCTTCTGCAAGTATCTTCTCAATCTTATCAATTGCAACTTGGTTTAGGAAGTCAACAATCTTACCAACATCTGATTGGTCAGGGAACACCATATCAACTAACTTCTCGAACGTGATGTAAACAGAATCGGTATCGATTGCAACAACGAAGTCTTCGTCCTCTGTACCAAGTACTTTGTTCATGTATTGGTTGACTGTCTTCTCTGCCCACTTGATAACCAACTGACCACTGGACGTGATTGACTCTGCAAGTTCAGTTGAGTAGAATGCAAACCACTGGTTAGCAAGTGCACCATAAGCAGAGTTCAATGCAATCTTACGAACCTGTTGGTTGTTGTATGCACGTTTGATTAGAGTATCAAGTTCTCTGAGACGTTTAGGGTCTTCGGTAATCTCTTTCTCTTGTTGATAACCAATCATCTTCTTCTTCCACAACTTACGTTCATCATAGAACTTTTCCATGAGTTCTGGAAGGAAACCTTGTTTGTCACGTTTGTACACCATACCTTTTGGTGTGAGTGATAAGTCCTTATCTTTCAGTGATGATGTATCAATCTCTTTGTTCAACAACTTATCAACACTACATGACATCTGTTCTAATCGAACCATCTTCTCAGGTGATATGTTGTTTTGCATAATCAAGTGTGGATAGAGTGATGCAAGGTCAAATGACATTACCCATTTATGACCACCCACGATTGGGTCTTTAACAAATGCACCTTCAATTTTACCATCACTTTCATTCTTCTTGATTGGTGGAATCTGTATACCTTGTTCTTTCAAGAAGTTGTAGATGATTGTTTCCCAATACTTAACCATACCAAAGGTGTCAGCATAGTTACACTTACCACTGTATGCCATGGTTTCGATAAGTTCAAGGAACCCAAGTTTATCTTCGAGTTCTTCAACCAACACAACGTCTTGTACGTTATATTCAAGATACTTGGTGTAGTTTTCTTTGTAGAGTGAATGTAGACTACCGTATTCTGAATAGTCCAATTTACGTTTACCCAACTCTACGTGTGCAATGTGGTCAAGTTTGTAAGATTCTTGGTTGGTGAATGTGTTTTTACGATACAGTTCAAGGTAATCGACAACGTTAACACCATACAAAGTGAACTTCATGTTCTTTTGGTAACCATACTGTGTGAATTCACGCACATCAGATATACCCCATGGTGACAACTTCTTGTGTTCATCTTCACCGAACAACTTATCAATACGATTACACAGATATGTGATATCGAAAGTATCCACGTTCCAACCAGTGATGATATCGAAGTCTGCATGTCTCCAATAATCCATGAACTTCATTAGAAGGTTTGCTTCATTGAAACATTCACGATAGTCTACACCATGTGACCAATCGTTCTCTTCAAGAGGACCAATACCAAACACAACAGGTTTGCCACCAAACGGTTTCATGGTGATACCGTTGACAATCTCTTCTGCTTTTACTGGGTCGGGGAAACCATTCTCAGATTCACACTCAATATCAAGTGTTGCTGCACGGATTAGTTTAGTATCAAAAGGGATGTCTCCAGGCCAGTTGTCCGAAATCCAAGTATAAACCCAACGGTCATATCCATGAATCTCAAAACCCTGAATATCACTATAGGTATCTTTGAATCCACGTGCACCTTTCATTGAATCCAGATTGACGATATCTAAGGGACGACCATCAAGAGTCTTGTATGGTGTATTTTCTTTCTTGGAAAGAACGAAAAGGTTTGGTCGATAGTTTATGGTTTTACGCACAGGTTTACCGTTACGGTATCCACGAACCAATAACCTGTCACCTCTACGACATACGTTAGTATAAAAATCCAATGTTCAATATCCCCTTTTGTTCACTATAAACGAACACCCATTATAAATGAAAAACCCCTTATTGTCAAGGGGTTTATTTTGGTTAAATGTTTTCAAGTCGTTCCATAAGTCGGTTAGCACGTGGTCCAACCTGTCTTGCCCACAATGAGTCAAGTCCTTCAGGTGCTGCACCTGCATAATCACCTTCAATCAATTTAGAATTGAAGTTCTTGAACTTACTCAAACGAGGTCGTCCAAGGTTGAAGAGCATGTTGACCAAGACTTCTTGTACTTCGCCAGGGAAACCTTCCCATGCATCACCATATAACACCACACATTCTGATTCTGCAATGTCAAGGTCTTTCTCAAAACATTCTTTAACACGTTCTTCAGATACTGGTGTACCCACTGGTTGACCATGTTCTGGGTCAGACTCAAGTACTAAGTGACCAACACCAAATGTTGGATATCCTAAATGGTCTTCGTAGATTTCATAGACAACACCTTCGTCTATCTTTAGTTGTTCAAATACTGATTCTCTATTCATCAGTTTTCTCCTGTTCTTTTTCAATTTGTTGTTCGATTAGGTGAACAAGTATATCACCCATAAGTTGATTCAGATTCTTATCTTCGTAATATTTATCAATGTCAGTTTCACCCTCTGGCAACTTTCGAATAGTTCGTTCAAAGTTTAACTGTGGTTCACCTTCAACAAGTTCAACGTTTCCATACTGATAAACTAAACCACTGTATGGTTCTTCATTCAACATGATTGCTGCATTTTCTTCGTGTGGGTTTTCTACTATTGTATACTTATCTGATAATGTCGATGTCATCTGGGTTCTCATTCCATACTTCTAATGTTTCTCGTAAACGACCTTCATCTTTAAGTTTGTTGAAACGTGAGGTTGCTTTACGTTTCCACCATTCAACTAAGTTCTCCAATGAGTAACGGTCGTAATTATCTTTCTTGACTAATTCGGTTTGTTCACCAGTAATCACTTCTTTTGTGTTTGCAAAACCATAGTCAGAAACATAGTAACATTTACGTTCTTGTAATGACTTTGCTGATTCCATAACGTCACAGAACTCTTGATATGCAGTATCATTAACACCTTTAAGAGACTTCTTAATGATTGATACCATCTTTGCCTGTGATTTCATTTTACGTGATGATGCCTGTTCCCATACGATAGGTTTACCATCATTTCGGTTGATAAAAAACTTCTCCAAGTCTCTAAAGTTGTTGTCATTAATCAATGGTGCAAAGTTACTTTCTGTCAACCCTGCACTTTTTACGAAAGGTTTAAGACCATTGTACTGTGATAACCCACCCTTAGATGAACCATACAGAGATGTTGTCTCGAAATGACACAAATCCATATCATACTTATCATTAACAATCTTTCTTACTTCATGTGACACACACATCAATGCAAGTAGTTTACCACCGAGGTAGTTATACCCAAATGGTTGCACAGGAACTATGGTGAACCCCATGATTGCATGTTTATTGAAAACTGGCATCTGTTCAGAACTGAGTACTTTACCAAAATGTGTATTACGTGGTTTGATATTCATCATAGGTGAACTCAAACGTATGAAACCAACAATCTTATTACTGTTAGTTTCCTTAACCATGAGTCGAACAGACCTGCCTGGCACACTTTTCTCTAGTGCATGTGAAGTAACAACTTCGAGATAGTTGTGATAAATCTCACTATCTGCTTCAAAGATTTGGAAATTCATATCTTCAGGTGGAGTTGTGAAATCTTGGAAAAAGTCATCAGACAATGACATACCAAAAAGAGGTTTTGGCATTTCAGAAACACGTTCAAGTTTGATTTGTCTTAGATAATCAGACATGTCATTGAAGTTTTCATAATAGTCTTTGAACGTATTTGACGCATAGATTGCATCTCGTTCAGATAAGACTAAATCACATTTGAATTCCATAATATAACCATTAAATAAAAGATAGTGACATTATATACCATAATGCCACTGTTGTCAAGACTATTCTTCTGAAGTTAATGCAGAGTAGACGTTTTCTGCAGATGATACTTCGAATGGGTCCGTATCGATACGGTCTGCTTTACCTTCTTCAATGAAAGTATGTGTAACAACATTGTTGTCAACTACAATAGCATATCTCCATGTACGAGGACCAAAACCAAGGTTATCTTTCAATACCATCATGTTTTCCTGAAGGGTAAACTGTAAGTTACCATCTGGAATTGGTTTGACATTTTCAATACCCAAGTCTTTGAACCATGCATTAGTAACAAATGCATCATTAGGACATAGACAATAAATCTCGTCAATACCCAAGTCTCTGAATTCCTGATACTTTGCTTCAAATCCCGGCAAGTGTGTACTTGAACATGTCGGTGTGAATGCGCCTGGGATTGCAAAGATGATAACTCGTTTATCTATAGTTTTATCACGTAATTTGGTTTGTACAAACTCACCATCAACACGTTCATAAAAAGTCGCATCAATCAACTCATGTCCAACTTCGATAAGAGTTGGTTCTGAGTACATTTCTTCAATCATTTCTTCAATCATATATTTCTCCAAAAAGAAACCCCCCGAAGGGGGTTCTATTATTCAATTTCAATTATTTGTGGTTTTTTCTCTTCTGGTACAATACGTTTTAGACCAATGGTTAGAATACCATTTTCAAACGATGCACCAATAACTTCAACATCTTCAGCAAGTGCAAAAGAACGTTTGAAGTTTCTTCCCGAGATACCTTTGTGTAGGTATTTACGAACGTTGTCGACATCAGTTTTACCCTCAACCAAAAGTTCACCATCCTGTCTTGTGATAGAAACTGAGTCTTTACCGTAACCTGCAATCGCAAGTTCGATATTGAACGTCTCTTCGTCAATCTGAATGATGTTGTAAGGTGGGAATGACTGTGTTGAGTTCATTTCTTTGAGTTGGTCTAGACGATTAAACACTTCGTCAAAACCGATGGATAGTGGACGTAATCCACCATAAATTTCTTTATGTAAGTTCATTTGCTTTCTCCTATTTTCTAGCAAGTTGTGTGTGCAAACCCTTTACGGCATTTGCACATTTATTTATACAACTATTATAGGGTCAAATTGAACTTTTGTCAAGTGGTTTTTAGTTAGGTATCAATATAATATCAAATGCCGCTGTGAAACGTGCATTGTTTGAACGTACCGTCGCACGTACATCAATATCAGACTTTGCAGGTATTGCGATAGGGACAGCAAAGTTATATGTGTATTCACCACCACCTGATACTTCGAATGTATGTCCAATACGAAATGCAGATTGACCTGCATAG